GAAACACTGCTAAATTCGACGCTTCGAGGAGCCAATGCCAGCAGTTCGACTGCGTCAGCCAATCTGGTGATAGCGGACAGTGCTTGAATGGCCTTAGAATCGGCATTCTGTGCGTTTACAGAGACCTCTTCAACTATTGAGGCGTTGTCGTTGAGACTGGACGGTATGAGAGCGAAAAGCTGCTCGAAAGCCCGGATAGCTCGCTGAGATGGCAGGAACTCAGCCAGCTCGTTACGAGTGATCTTGAATGGCCCCTCGATCATACAACAAGCGGCTCGACTCTAGCCTCTAGTCGGGCCACAGAAAGCTGTGCGTCACTGGTGCCCCGGAACTTCTGCGCTCTCCACTGGCGCATACGCCCCTGCTGCAACCAAGACAGTCTCTTGCCGCGCACTCCGGTCATGCCAGCCTTACAGACACGTTCTTGGCCCCAGGTTAAGCCGTCCTCGGTGTAAGAAGTCCAAATGCTTGGGTCTGTGCCAAAGATCGAGTTGCCGGTTAGGCAAATTAGCTCCAGCTCATGGAAGACCAGGCCCCGGCTTTCGTTGTACAGGATGATTGTCGAAAACTCCCAGCCATTCAGCACGCCCCAGTGTGACGACAGTGAGTCAGACAAATACCCAAACGCAGTGCTGGTTGGGTCGCCCACATTCCAGCGGTTATACGCCCACACGAGGTTCTTGGCGCGATACTGGCCGTCTCCCACAATGCTAGTTGCTAACGTGAACCATACTGGAGCACCTACAGAAATGGTAGCAGCGCCATCAAAGACCAGCGTCTGATTGGGCAGATGGATGTACAGATGGCGGTATCCCTTGTCCACTCGGGACTCGACTAGCACGTTGGCAAGTTGCTCTTCAGTAAACTGAGCTAACAACAGGTCAATCTCGCGAGTGGCTATGCGTTCAGCGTTGCTGCCAGAAACTGTCCACACTGAAGGAGCCTCGTTTCTGCCTCCACCAATGAACGCAATCGACTCCATGAAGTTGCAGCAGGCATGGGTGCCAATGGCTCCACGCTGGACCTGGGCGCCTTCTACGCGCTGAAACGGAAACAACTGCCCTCCCACGTTGTCAAAGACTTCGATAGTGTGCCGGTTGAGCGCGTAGACCTCGTTACGGACCTTTAGGAGGGCAACGACTGGGTCAGGATCAGCTTCAGACGAACCGTACTTGAGCGGATTCACTGAGAACGGATCGTTGAGTTCAGTGACGATCAAGAACTCGCCGTCTGTCGTCATGAAGTAACCATCCACCCAGACGACATCGACAACAGTTCCCAAATCGGGATCTGTCACCTGCTGGAGTCCTGTCGCAGATCTATAAAGAAACAGTTTGCCACTTGACGCAATTGCCAAGTAATCAAACGAATAGTCCATTGCAACTTGTCCATCTCCACCAACATCCCCTAGGACAGTAACTACGTTCGTACTAGAGATTGACACCAGCTTGGTGCCCATCACGCGATACAGGATCCCTTGCCACTCAATGCCTCCACGGTCCATGCCGGGGCCAGCGCCAAGGTTCACAATACCATCTGCCGGGCGCAGGTATGCCTTGGAGATCCCAGTCTCAAATATGACTGGAACCATGTTGCGTGGATACTCCACGCGGAAGTCCCCAGCGGTGCTCGTGTAAATGCCGTTGAGGATCGGGATTTGCATTACTTCTTCTTGGCGGTCTTGGCAGAAGCCTTAAAGGCTGCGGCAGTAGGTGCACCCTTGGACCCCGGCTTGCGCATCTTCTCCTTGCTGCCGGCTTGGATGCGTTCGCGTTTCTCGTGAATGTTTTTGTAAAGTCCGTCTTTCATTTGCATTTCCAGCGTTTGAGGCTTGCAGCTTTGCGTGTTGGATTACCCTTCTCGTCTTTCATGGGACCAGGCATCCCGCCCATGCGAGCACAGAAAGACTTCTTACGTCCTTCGTCTTCCTTGGTCTTGGGGTTCGGAGCAGGAGCCTTAAGGTTGCTGCCGGTCTCCTTGTTGTACTTGGCTCGTCCTTTGGCAGTCAGCCCAGCGCCTTTCGACACTGGTAGCTTCTCGCCTTTGGAGACTGAAAGGTTTACCTGCTTCTTTTTCATTGTGGGTGAACTTGTTGTTCGAGAGCAGAAATACGTTGAGCCAGAGCGTCAAGCTGTGCGGATAGCCCAGAAACCTGACCTACACCGTGACTGTGCGAAGCAGCAGCAAAGTCTGCTGCGTTGGAAGTGAGAATGTCGCCACATCCAAGCAGATCCAGAGGAGTGTGCTGGTGGTCGATCATTGCTGCACCAATCGAGGCCGGGCTAATGGCATCAGGCTGGCCGGCGGCATGTGTACCTGCATGAGGTGCTGCGATGGCTAGGATCTTGCGGACAAGACCTGTCTTGAGCTTAGTCCAAAGTGAGCCAGTAGAAGCGTCGATAGCTAGCTCTCTGACTGCAACATCTGACGGGCTTGGGGTTTGACCGTCGTTTACTTTATTGTTCAAAAGAATAGTGGGCATGGGTTTTCATAGAAAATCCTCGCACTGGGATTGGACCAGCGCGAGGATTAAACTGCTTGGGTATTAGATGACTGTCAGAGTAGCGTGATAGGATTCCACGCTGCCGCTGCCGTCGGTCACAACGACCCAGTAAGTGGCGCCATTCTCAGAGGCAGGGCCAACTTCGGTCACGGACGGAGCAACTTCTCCGCCGAGCAGGATGGTGCCGTAGGTAGCATCATTCCTGTACCACTGGTAGCTCAACGAGCCTGACCCGCTAGCAGTCACAGAGAACACGGGATTCGCGTCTCCGCCTGTCCAAGTGACATCCTGAGGCTGCACAGAGATAGAGGGACCGCTGCCACCGCCGCCATTGCCCGAGAACGTGCCCCCGTCCAAGGTGCTGTTCTCAGTGAGAATCACACCCGAATCGGTAGGAACAGAACCAGCGCCAATCAGGCCGCCGGTGATCGCGACGTTGTCTGCATTCTGCGCAGACATCGTGCCCAAGCCTTCGATCGCATCTTCTGCGCTAGAGAGGCGGGAATCAAGGTTCTGACCTTCGAGAGTCGTAACCCGGCCACTCACTCCGTCGATGCTGCTCTGAAGCGTGCCAGAAGCTGAACTAACAGCGGTGCTGACCTTGCTGTCCACTTCAGCGGACGAATCAACGCCCAGGTTCGAGCGGGAAGCAGCCGCGTCAGCGAGGTCGCTCAGGTTCGAGGAGATCTTCAGGGACGCATCAGCGCCAGCCTGTGCAGTCGCAGCAGCCGAAACGGCGCTGTCAGCAGTGGACTGGGCGGCATCAGCAGCAGACTGCGCTGCGGCTGCATCGAGGACCGCCTGATCGGCAGTGCCCTGAGCGGCGTCGGCTGCGCTCTGAGCAGCTACAACGTCTGTCTGAAGAGTGTCAACTTCGCCTTCAGCAGTCGAAAGACGGGAGTCGAGATTCTGGTCTTCCAGCGTGGTGACGCGGGAAGAAACACCAGCGATGCTCTGCGTGAGGGCAGTTGCAACGTCCGAGCCAGCGGCCAGAGCGTCAGCAATTTCCTTCAGGGTGTCGAGCGTCGCAGGACTCCCATTGATGAGGGCTGCAATTGCTGAATCCGTGTAGGAGTCAGAAGCAGTCTTAGAAGTCGCAATCTTGCTGTCAACTTCTGCGCTGCTGTCAACGCTGAGGTTAGTACGAGCAGAAGAGGCGCTCGCCAAGTCGCTCAGGTTCGAGGCGCTTTTGAGCGATGCGTCTGCACCAGACTGAGCAGCAGCGGCTGCCGTCGTCAGCGTGTCAAGAGCGGCTTGGAGGCCAGTGACATCGGAAATGACGTGGCTGTGCACCGCACGAGCAAAGGCGGCTGCACTCTCAAAGCTGAGAATCGTACCGTCATTCTTTTTGATGAACAGCTTGCCATCGGCAGTGTTCAGGGCGATTTGGCGCAGAGGCAACTCTGCGGACGTTGGGACAACGCCAGACGTGGCGCTGTATTTGAGCAAGAACTGATTAGCCATATTGGTTTTTATTTACTACGGTTACCCGGGGAAAGTTAGATCTGAGGAGGAGCAAATGAGCCGTCTGGCTGCTGAATCCATCCGATGTCACAAAAAACATCCGTCACATTCAGCAAACTGGTGCCAGCAGAAGACGTGTATGGAGTAACTCCATCCCAGCGGATGAGGTTCAATACAACTTTTGTTAAGTCGTCTAAAATTGCGTATCTCATTTTTTAGAAATAGGTTGTAACCACAACAATGCCGTCTGCTCCATTGCCGCCTGCGCCAGAGTTGCCAACGGAATCAAGCCCTGCGCCGCCACCACCACCTGCGCCCCCGTAAGTGCCGCCATTGCCGCCGTTACCAGCGTTGCCAGTAACACTAGATCCACCACCACCACCTGCGCTACCAGAAATAGCAAAATTTGCTATAACATTAGGAGCAGTTCCACCATTGCCTCCAATTGCTCCTCCATTTGCAGTTCCACCGCTAAACCAAGATCCAAGGCAAGTTCCTCCCGCGCTCCCTATAAATCCAACCGTTGCAGCAGCAGGGAGCCCTCCTCCTGCGCCTCCTCCTGCGCCTGAAATAGTCGCGTTTGAGCCACCAGTGAGTGCCCCTGCCCCTGCGCCACCCGCTGATCCGTTGCCGCCCTGAAACATGGCGCGAGAATTTGAACCTGCCCCAGCAGGCCCAGTTGTGTTTGTTGCAGCACCAGCTCCACCTCCACCAGTAACTTGAATTAAAGTTCCAAACAAAGAGTTGCCTCCAGTAACTCCGATGTTTCCGTTTGTGCTGTTAGCAGTTACAGAAGCGCCACCAGTTCCTCCAATGCCAACAGTTACGGTTTCTGTTGCGCCAAGCAGTGCAGCAGGGATATTGCGAAAAGAATACGATCCACCGCCTCCACCGCCTCCACTAAATGCCGCAGTTCCAACACCGGCTTTTCGGCCAGATCCACCGCCACCGCCAGCAGAAATTACGACCACATCCACAGCAACTGCTCCAGCAGGCTTTGTCCAAGTGCCACTCGAAACAAATGTCTGTACGTTGGTAAAGTTGGTTGGATGCTGGTGGTCTGCCCGTGCCACAAAAGTACTCAAGCCAACCACAGCAGACGTAGCCAGTGCAGCAGGCGCAGTGGTTGCCAGTCCAGAAAGCACAGAAGTGCTTAGCGCTCCCACTTCAGCGGCAGTAGGGAAAGTGTGTTGATGATCTGCTCGAGCAGCAAATGTGCTTAATCCAATAACAGGAGAAGTAGCAAGAGCAGCCGGAGCCACAGTTGATAACCCAGCAATCTGAGCAGTGGTTAAGGCTCCAATAGAAGCTGCGGCAGCCGCTTTGTTGGCTGACTGCATGAAACTATCAATGTCTGCGGAAACCGTGAGATTTGGCATGGCTAGGGTCGAATGTAGATTGAGGTGCCGTCAGGGCGTCTAAACTGAGATGTCCCATCAGGACGCAAGTAAGTGTTTACAACCGGAGGCGGAGTGACTCCCCCAACGGTTGCAGGTGTCTTGGACCGGCGTCTGGAC